ACTGGTGTTGAAGAGATTGATGATAGTCTCATAGGAGAAGATTATACTGGTACAACTGGTGAAGATGGTGGTATTTCCACCCTTATTGGACCTACTCAAACCCTTACACTTGTAGGTACAGGTGTAACTGCTACTGCTATTACAGGAATTGTAACAGAAGGTGGTATTAGGTATATTGATATCAGTAATCGTGGTGGTGGATATTTGGGACAACCAACCGTTGCAATATCTTCTGCTCCTTCTGGTGGTGTAACAGGTATCGCTACTGTAAGGTTAATAGGAGGAATTGTGGCATGTACTGATAACGTTAACCCTGCTACTAGATCTGTTCAACATGTAGATTTAGAGAATGTTGGTTCTGGATATACAACTGCTCCTAAGATTGCCTTTATTGGAGGTGGAGGAAGTGGTGCTGCTGCTACCTCTGTGATTGGTGATAATGTTATTGGTATAGTAACTCTTACAAGTTCTGATGGATATGTTGGTGGTGTTGGATATACTACTAACCCAACAATTACCTTTAGTGATGAGGTATTCTTATCAGGTGTTGCTACCGTTTCTGCTGCTGCAACTGCTGTTGTAAGTTCTGCAGGTACTATTACTGCTATTAATATAACCAATGCTGGTCTTGGATATAGCACTGCTCCTACATTAACTATTGCTGATCCTGCTCTTGATAATACTGGTAATTATAAGTTTAATGAGATTGTCACTGGACAGACAAGTGGAACTACTGCAAGAGTCAGAACATGGAATGCTACAACTAATGTAATAGAATTAGCATCAGTAGATGGAACATGGACAAGGGGTGAAAAATTATTAGGTGAGACCTCAGGTGCTACTCATACAGTTAGAGAGATTGATTTAGATCCTACAGACGATGGATTTGCTGATAATTTAGAAATAGAAACGCAAGCAGATGCTATTTTGGACTTTACAGAACAAAACCCATTTGGTACTCCATAAATATTTGTGTTATAATATAATTATTTTGTGATAATGCCAAAACAACAAACACTTAAATTTACTATTAGACAGGACGGTCATGTAACTGAAGAAGTTATTGGAGCTGCTTCTGGAGAGTGTTTGAAACTTACTGAACAAATAGATAATAAATTAGGAGTTGTAGAAACTCGTCAATTTAAACCTGAATTTTATCAACCTGCTATTGTAAACGAACATGTCTCACTTCAGCACAATAAAGACCAAAATCAAGAGCAAACCTGAACTTATTGAAGCACTTCAACTTCTTCAGTATGATGTGGAAGAAGATCAAGAATTAGTTAATCCTATTAATCATCAACATGAGAAAGTAAAGGTTGATGTTGCTATTGGGAATGATATAGGATTTCGTTTGAATAGTAATGGGGAGTATGAATTGGTAGCAGATATACAAACTTGGAAAGATCCAGTTCCTCCAAAGAGATTTGTTGAAAAGGTTACTCAACAATATGCTCGTATGACTGTTCATAATCAAGTTAAAGAAATGGGATTTAAGGTAGAAGAGGAATGGGAAATGGATGATAATTCCATAGAACTAGTGGTTACCCGTTGGGTATAAATATATTATACTAGGACTAGAATCATGTTTGAGTATTTTTATAACGAGATTCTGAGAAGAACTATCATATCATTTGGTACTCTTTTTAATGGAATCACCGTCAAACAAGAAGGATCTAATATAAGAGTTCCTTTAGCATATGGTCCTACCCAGAAATTTTTAGCACGTTTAAACCAAACACCAGATTTAAATAAAGCAACGGCAATAACTTTGCCTAGAATGTCTTTTGAATTTACTGGTCTTACATATGATCCTACTAGAAAAGTAACTACTACTCAGCAGTTTACAGTAAAAAATCCTGATGATGGAACTGAAACCAAGAAATCATATATGCCAGTTCCTTATAATATGCAATTTGAACTTGCTATTATGTGTAAGTTGAATGATGATGCACTTCAAATTACAGAACAGATACTTCCATATTTTCAACCAGCATATAATGTTACTGTTACCTTAGTAGAAAATATTAAAGAGAAAAGAGATATTCCCATTGTATTAGAAAATATTACAATGCAGGATGATTATGAAGGAGACTTTGAGACTAGAAGAGTTCTTCTTTATACTTTACGATTCACTGCAAAAACTTATCTCTTCGGTCCATCTGCTACTGCTACTGGGGATCTTGTTAAGAGTGTTAGGGTTAGTTATCTTGCTGGTACAGATACTACCAATACACAAAGAGATCTTACATACAGAGTTACTCCAAGAGCAACTAAGAGTTATGGTGGTCCTATAACAACGACTTTAGATGAAGATGTAGATCTTACAGAAGTAGAAATTAAAGTTGTTTCTACATCTAATATCTTCTTAGATTCTTCTAATCCTGCAAATGCAACTTATTGTTATATTGATGAAGAAGAAATGAAGATAACTACAGTAAATGAAAATTCTATTATTGTGGAAAGAGCACAAGATAATACTCTTGCTGCTTCTCATGTTAAGGGTTCTGCTCTAAGGGTTATTAACCCAGTAACATCAGCAACTGATACAACTGTTACCTATGATGATAATGCCCTCATTGAAGATGGCGATAACTTCGGATTTGATGGTACTATCTCATGACAAATAAATTAGATAAAACTTTTAATATCACCGCAGAGGTAGTAGAAGAAAAACCAAAGGTAATAGAAAAGGAAAAACCTGATAGACTCACCAAAGATGATATTACTAGAGATTATGAATATACAAGAGGTAATCTTTATAGTATAATAGAGAAAGGTCAAGAGGCAATTGATGGTATTCTTGAAATTGCTCAAGAAAGTGAGATGCCTAGAGCATATGAAGTTGCTGGTCAACTAATAAAAAGCGTCTCTGACGCTACTGATAAATTAATCGATCTTCAGAAAAAACTAAAAGATGTTAATGAAGAGCAAGTAGTAAAAGGACCATCCACAGTTAATAATTCACTTTTTGTTGGATCTACCGCAGATCTTGCAAAATTGATTAAGAGCGAAACTCTTAAAAAAGACTGAATAAATATAGTTATAGATGGGGTTAAAATAGAGTGCCACTCAAAAAGCCGTCAGAATTTTATGATAAGAATCCTAACTCTTCCTTTGATAATGTAAAGGAGGAGTTACAGAATGCTAAGCCTGAGAAGGTAGAGAAAATTTCTGAAGCTTTTGATTCGTTTAAGAATAATCTTAATAACATCCAAACATTAAATGATTTTGTAACATCGGTAGATACTTTTAAAGCAAATGCCGAAAGAGTTGAATCTTTATCAAATAGTGTTGAACAAATAAGAGAAAGTATTAAAGATCTTACTAGTCAGAAAGATCTTGATGATGCCATGATGGCTCATCTTTTATTTGTAGAAGAATCTATAAGAGATGTACAAAAGAGAGTTAAGACATTAAATTCTAATTCTATACTAGAAATAAAAGAAGAGTTTAATACTTTATCTGAAACAGTAAATAATTTTGTAGGAGAAGAAGTACCTACTTATAGAAAATTAATTGTTGAATCTGAAACTAGAGTTGATACTAGATTTAGTGATTTTAAAGAAACTGTAAAAGAATCTTTTGAAACTTTAGGAAAGGGTGTTCAGGAAGAAGTTGAAAGTATTAGTCATAATATTGAAGCGTTAAATGAAGAAAGTCTTTCTTCTCTTAAAGAAGATGTTCAAAGTATTAAAACTAGAGTTAAAACACTACTAGAAGAAGATCTACCAGAATATCAAAAGTTTTTTGCTGAGACTGAATTAAAAACTGAAGACAGAATTGAAGAAAGTGAGAAGAAAGTTGAAGACGCAGTAACATTAATAGGAGAAAAATATAAGGAGAATATTAGTGAAGTAGAACAACGTTTTGAAGAACGTGCGAATACTTATAAAAAGGATTTAGTAGAATCAAAATTAAAAGCAGAAAATACATCTGGACTGTTAGCAAAAGATATTGTTGCTTTAGATAAGAGAATAGATTCTATTTGTGAAGGAGTTACCTCTCTTCAAGATGATATTGATAATAAAGATGGAATAGTAAAGAGTGTCTTATCTGATCAACTTGCTAAAATTGATACAGTAGTTAAGGAGTCTAAGGCTCTTGCTAATAATTTTAGAAAAGATTTTAGAAATCGTGAAATAGAAAGTGATAAGAAATTAGAAGAATACTTTACTAAACTAGAGTCTTTCTCTGAAAGAGTTTCTGGGGTAGAAAATCATTTAACCGAAAATATATGCGATATACAAGAAAATTTAGATACTAGTACTTCTACTTTCTTTAACGAATTAAAGAGTGAAGTAGATTTATTTGAAGTAGATTTTTCTAAGAAGGTTAAGGATCTTAAAGTTGATTTTACTGTCAATGAAAAACACATTGAAAAATTAACAAAAGAATGGGAAAATCTTGTAGAAACAATAGATGTAGATGATTTAGTTAAAAGAGTTACTAAAATAAATGAAGAGAATCTTGCTGGTGTAAAGAGTGATTTAGAAAAGCAAGTTAAAGTTCTAGAAGAAAATGTAGGTAAGTTTCAAGAAGAAAATAAACTTCTTCAAGAAGGTCTTTTAAATATTCCTCCTAATGTAAAAAACTCTGATCCATTAACTCCATTAGATCAAGAATATGTAACCTTAGAGGATTTACAATCTCATTATAGATTATTCATCAATCGTGTTCAGCAACAATTAGCAACCTTTGGTGGCGGTGGTGCTAGAATTATGTCCGATCTGGAGGATGTTGATGTTGGGGCTGGCGTTCAAACTAATGGATGGGTTTTAGCATATAATACAACATCCAGTGTATGGGAACCTAAAGCAGGTGGTTCTGCTGGTGCTGGTGGAACATGGGGATCCGATAGTGTTGGTGTTTATACTGGTAGAAATGTAGGTATTGGTACAACCGCTAGATCTGATTTTACTTTATATGTTGGTACAGGTAATACTACAGATGATGTAGCATATTTCGATGGTAATATTACTGTTGCTGGAACTGCACGATATGAAGATGTAGTTAACCAAGATGCCTTTGGATTTAGTACTTTCAGGAGTGGATTAAATGTAAAGACTGGATCTGCTACTACAGCACTTCTAGTTGAGGGTGATACAAGAATAACTGGTATTCTAACCATTGGTACATCTTCTGTTGAAATTGACGGTACTAATAATACAATCAGTGTTGGTCTGGTTACTGTTACTAATTCAACAATCTATATTGGTGCTGGTGTAAGTCTTAATACTTCTGCTTCTGGTATTAACTCTGCACCCAATGTTCTTTATGTGGCAAAAGATGGTAATGATTCTAATAATGGAACATCAATTGATAATGCTTATCTAACAATTAAAGGAGCAGTAGGTGCTGCACAATCAGGTACTACTATTAAAGTTCTTTCTGGTAAATATACTGAAAGTAATCCTATTGAAGTTCCTGCATTTGTTTCAATTGTTGGTGATGATCAAAGGACAGTTACAGTATACGCAGGTAATCCAACTCATAATATTTTTGGTGTAAGAAAGGGAAGTAAACTAGCCAATATGACATTTAGAGATCATGTTCATCCTGCAGCAGCAGTTGGATTCCCTACTGCGGAAATTGCTGAAAACGTAGGTGGTGGTAAATGGAAAGGACCATATATTCAGAATTGTACAAGTGATACTACTACAGGAATAGGAATCTATATTGATGGTGCTCAAGCAAGATTATTGAGAGCAATGAACGTCGATGCGTTTACTCAATATAATCAGGGTGGAGTTGGTGTTGCTGTTACTAATAGTGGATTTGCTCAATTAGTTTCTGTATTTACTATATGTAATAATGAAGCAATTAAAGTGGATAAGGGTGGTCAAGCAGATATAGCAAATAGTAATTGTAGTTTTGGTACTTATGGATTAGTTGCTAGGGGAGTTAGTGAATTACAATATAGTGGCGTTGTTACTTCTACTGCAGCAGTATCCCAGAAAGAAGCAGTATTAAATATAAGCACTCCATCTAAAACTATTAGTGGTGTTGCTTACACTTATACAACAGGTATTGCAACTATTACTGCAGCAAGTCATGGATTTAGTGTTGGAATGGGAGTTACTCTTTCTGATATTGGTTTCCAATGTGAGTTTGGTACAAAAACATATCCTTATAGAAGACCATTTGTATTCACAGTTGATGAAGTTGTAGATGCTAATAATTTTGTAGTTAATCTTGGTATTTCAACTGTTGCCCATACTTATGTTGGTTCTGGATCAAGTGCTGGTACTGCAAAGATTGAAGTAGATAGACCTTATGATGGTCAGATATGTTATTTTGATCAACTCTATAAAAATGTTAAATCTATCACTGTAACAGATGGAGGTAGTAGTTATACTTCTACTCCAACTGTAACTGTTGATGCACCAAATGGTCCTAATGGAGAAACTTGTACTGCTTATGCAACGTTAGATGGAACGACTATTGATAGTATTACTCTTATTAGTAGTGGAAGTCAATATGATGAAACTCCTGATGTTACTATAAGTGGAGGTGGAGGATCTGGTGGTGCTGCAACAGCAGTCATGGAGGATACATACTATACGAT